TATAAAAGAACCCTCCTCCGGGCCAATGACGACGGTAAAAGGATGGAAACCCGTCATCGGAGCATCCGGAGGAGGGAAATATCATTCAGCGAGCTGCCACCCCTGCGGATAAGCGTCTGGAGTCAATACACAACCGTCCATCAAGCACGTATAGTGTTTGCCGTGGGAGGCACGGAGGACGTTACTGTTGGATGGCCTGTTCGAGCTTCCGGCCGATGGAGAGATCGAGATGCTTTCGACCGGAACCTTCGGAATATTCGGAATAATCGGATTATTCTCACTAATGTTAGTGGGATTACTCGGATCACGGAACATCCAACTCAACATGCCGTACAAGTCGACACCCCAGTTGAAATGAGCGTTGTAATTCGGATGCTCAATCGGCAAACCATTCGGCTGAAAAGCCTTCACTTCCCTGACACCATTGCTGATCGTCCCATTAGTCTTAACGGCCTCAAGGGTAGGAGTCGTGACACACATTGGGAAAAACCACACATTCTCATAACGCTTACCGTTGGAACTGTTCTTACCGGCTTCGACATTGATCCAGTTCGTCGCGCCATTCACACGACCCGTACCGTTGCGACCGCTCCAATTGTATTGAGGACCACGATTGATCACTAATGAACCAATGTCGTAACGGTCCCTATAAAGCTGTTTATTCCAGCTACCCAGTAAAGGCATGGCCGCGCCGACGATAATTGGCATGTTCGGGTATTCCGAACGGATTTCATCGATAATCGTTTCATACTCGGAAATCGATCCACCGTTGTGACAGTGAACGATCATGACGACATTCGGTGTGGCGCATATCTTCTTGTTAATGTTCTCTTCCGTGATGAGCGAGCCTAGACCCTCATCACCCCACGACATGGGAGTACCGTCATCATTGTAATTTCGATACAAGCCAAGCCACCGTTTAATGCTGAACTTGGTACCATCATAGAATCCGTAGTCAATGCCGCTACGAGTGTTCCGCAGCCAATTGTTCAACGAACTTCCGGATTGGGCGCACACGGCGATCCGAGTGGACAATGCCTGACCGTTGAACGTGTCATTGACTTCCCGCACGGCGTTTTCACCGTCACGATACGTACCCAAGAACAAAACATTACTGCGAGTCGACTCAGTACTGTATCTGTTATGAGCTGCATCGTCACGCATGAAGCAGCGAGCCGCCACACTCCAATACGGTTCAGACGTAATCGCGCCTGACGTAACAGAATCACCGATAATGAGAATACGAATCGGCTGCGGTCTAACCTCGTTGCGTACACTCACGTAATTGAACGACAACGGTTTCCACGCCTGTTCGCCATTATGATTGTGAATGTCCAACGTAATCGGAGTACATTTGATGCCATTGCCGCTTTCCGGCACGTCAGGCGTCCACACGTCCGATTGCCCGTTCACGTTGGAGAATTCCAAGACATCGGACCGACCGTCATACATGTAATCCATCCACAGGCCGGACAGTTTCATGCCGATCAATGATGTCGCGTCCCAGATGACGTTAGGCCACGTCAACGTGTTCTTCATGTTGGACTTCGAAACGGGCACGATGGATTGAAGATCACCGATACGGGCATACGGAACACCGTACGTGCCATCACCAGCGTTAGGCTTCATGCTCGGCGCATAAGCGAGAGTGTCAGTGCTTCCGAAAGCTCCTGTAATGTCGTATATCTCGTCATCAGCCGTGACGCGCCTGCTATGACATGCGAGCGGGAATTTGTTCGAACGTACAGTCTTCACAAGAAAAACCGGGTCCGAATACGTCGGATTCGCTACAGGCATTGGGAACGTGTACCAGCCTGCTTTACTCGGATAATGATACGTCACGAGATCATTCCACGATGGATTGGAAATGCTCGTGAAACCCATCAAGAAATCGCCACTAACATCAGCGGTGAGATAGAAGCTGATCGTTGTATGGCCCTCAAGCGCAGATGGTTTGAACGTCCACCACCGCTGAGCATGTAGAGCATCAACCTTGTCAATGGTATCATCCGTAAGGACATCATTCGAATTGATCGACATGACACGGTTCAGAACAAGCTCATTGACATAACGATTGAACGTCAGGCTCGACGCCGTGGTAAAGTCCGGTTTGATGGTCAACCCGACACGATTCCACACCTTTTTCGTAGAACCAGAAGACCCGTTGGTTGCGTTAATTATATTCGAGAAAACGGCATTACCACTATTGCTGCTGGAAACCTTAACGCTACCCGTTTTCGGCCTGATGAAAAGACGCCCATGACCGGGGTACTGCGGCAAATTGACGCGGGTAAGAGTCGGCTGGGCATTATCCGGAACATTGACCGTCAACGCCGATTCCGCAGTAGTGGAACCGTCATCAGCCCAACCTATCGAGAACGACCCACCCCCATTAGACGATAGATAAAGCTCAATCCAAGTAATAAATCGCCTTTCATATTCGCGAATTTTGGGTGACGTAGTATTCCATTTGAAAACGTAAGCATAACCCGACTGCATACCGAAAGCACTATCAGGGCCACTAGCAGGACTATACGCGACTGGGGCAGTGGCAGTGGCATCATAGGTTTGCGCGACAATATCATGCACGTTCAACCGAGTTTCAACATTGGTATTGGCGATATTATACGTCTTTTGATCCGCCCGATCCGCCGCCTGATCCGCCCGATCCGCCGCCTGATTCGCCCTGTTAGCGGCTTCGGTCAATTGTCCGAGAATCGTCGTCGGATCGGGAACCGGCTCATTGCCCTCAACGAAACCCGAAGCCACGACGTTGAAGATGCTCTGTGCCTGCTTGGTGACAGCTCGGATGCCTCCGTCGTCACCATAGCCCACGACCGACACATCGAGCGATCCGACGGTCGTCATGAGTTCGGCCGGGATCACGACCGGTTTGCCTGACCAGATGACCGAGACCGGCTTCTCGTTGCCGATGTTGATGACCGTCGAGAGCCCCTCCCATTCGGAGTCCAAGTTCAACGTGACGGTCTCGGTCTTGATGTTGTTCTGTACGAGTTCCGGCTTGTCCACGCTCACGACGCGATCCACGACGGTGATGGTGTGCAGGAACGGGAACTCCTCGCCCGGGTCGGCGCTATTGGGCGTAATGCCGCCAGAAGCCTTGACAAACGAGCTCATTGTCCACTCCTTCCGTTACGGACCACGAAGAACACGTGGGGCGCACGTGCCGTGGCGATGAATCGGCTTCCGTCCTTGGTTCGGCCGGTGACTGAGACCGGGAGATAGCCGATCGGAAAATCGATATGTTCGATGACCATGGGTTCTCCGTCCCAGATGGCGTCCTGACGGGAGTCGCCGGAGCCGATGGAGACGAGGATCTCGTCGAGACCGGTCCATTCGTCATCGAGATCGAGGATGATGGCGTCGGAGCCGTCGCATCCCTGGATCAATCGTGGGGTGTCGACCTTGATGCGACGGTTCCGTACTGTGATGGTGTGATTGATCACAAGGAATCCTTTCTATATAATATCTCGGAGGCTCATGTGAGCCATCAGTTCGTCAAGGATTCCGTAAGTGAATTGAGCTTCTGTTCCATCGAGTCGAGACGCTTGAGGATTTCCTCGTTGGAGCGCTCTTCCGGCTGGGAAGGCTGTTGCGCCTGCTCCGGAACATAACGTACGGTCTGGATGGTTCCGTTTCCGGTCCACACTTTGACCAGAATGGCGGAACCATCCTGCATGGGGAAATATGCAGGGCTTCCGTCCGATGGGATCTCCTTGGGAGGAATCTGGTCGTTGGCAGATATGGAACGCCCGATGAGGTGCGGAATCGCCATCGGTTCCTGGGAGGGAACAGGCTGTGGCGTCTGAGGCATGTAGGTCTGCTGCGGATTATATCCGAACGTCGGCTGATAACCCTGCAAATTGTACGGACCGACGGCGGTAGGTCCCTGGGAATACACGGGGCCGTTGTATTGAGGCATGGGCATGATGGACTCCTTTCGATACATCCTTTATGTTTATAAAAGAACCCTCCTCCGGGCCAATGACGACGGTAAAAGGATGGAAACCCGTTGCGGAAGCGCTCGGAGGAGTAATGGCAAAACCGGTGGGGAGAAGACGCATGAAGTACGTGTCCGTTTAGGCAACATCTACGGACTGGCAGGCGTATCATCGAATAATGACCTGTCAGGAATTTCCGTCGATGGTGGCAAGACCTATAGCGGATTCAAGAATTTCAATGGTAGGCAAATGGTTGAATCGGCCCGAGGAATGGATGGTTCGTTCGCTCCTATGCAGGTCGAATTCTATGCGGCGATCGGCAAACTTCCGACTTTGGACCCGTACGTATCGGTGTATATCTGGAGGCGTACGGCTTAAGCTGTTCGACGCCAGACGTAGACCGAAATGTAGGGTTGGACATTTGATGATATGTTGGTGATTGCGGTTTGAACATATCTAATCGCGCTGGTAATGTATTCTCCAAGGTTCGCCGCGAGAGAACCGTTTTTCTCCATATTTCCTGTATGTTGGGATTGTGTCCAATTAAAGAACCAACTCTTATCCGGCAGATGCCCTTCATTATCCCATGAGAGTAACCCCGAATCGGAGTGCGTTCTGTTCTTACTGCCTGGGGTGATTAACGGAGAACTATAATAATCACAGACCACCCAACCATATTCATGCTGATGCGTCTTCTCCCCACCGGTTTTGCCGGCAGTGAAGTCCGTATCGGACTCGTCGACGGACACGAGGGTTCGTCCCTTACCATAGCGCTCCCATGTACCGCCGTAGATGGTAGCCGGTGAGATGCTGTTGGTGGAGAAGTACAGCGACCCCACCGGGTACATCTGATTGCGGAGTTTTTCGAGCGTATGCTCTAAACCTGTTTGATCCAAATATGATACCATTATTCTTATTCCTGTCGGAGTAATGGTACCACCGGCGGAAGCAAGACACATAATCATAAGTATGGAATCACTGTCGGATCGTTCTATGGCCATAGCCTGATCGCTCCGAATGATTCCCATCTAGCCGTATGGAGCGGATTGGTCTCGTATGACAAAGATAGCGGCGAAGCGCTAGACAATTTCCATGAATGGACGAAGCTTGAAGATAAAGCAGTTATTGCGTCAGGTTCAATGCTTGGTCAAACCGGTACACCGTATAATTCCAGGCGATATCGATATGAAACCGACACAAAGAGGGGCTCAAGCTTGAGCCCCTACATTGCCGTGTACGTCTGGAGAAGGACAGCCTAAGCGGTTCTGCGCCAGATGTAGACTGCAATATACGGCATGGAGGACGACGCGTCATCGGTATTGCCCCCAAGATCGATTCCTTGTTCTCTGGTACCAGCGTCCCCAACAAGCGGTATAAGGACATTATGAACTCTAGTGTTTGATTTCCAAGAACTCATCACTCTACGAGATAATGCCACGCCACCATTAGCATCCCAGGAAATCATTGCGTATGCGTCGTCGATAAGACCATGATTATGTGTCTTGCTTCCGCCGGTGGTACCGGCCTTGAAGTCATTGTCGGTATCGGAGGCGCTAATCAGCGCTCGTCCGGTACCGTAACGTTCCCAACTGCCGCCATACAGCGACGCCGGGCTGGTGGAATTGGTGGAAATATAGATCGAATCGACCGGGTACATCCGGTCCAGCATTTTATCTACGAGGTGCTGGACCCCCCCCTGATCAAGGTAGCTTACCATGAATATCTCCTTAGAACATGCCGTCGATGGTGGACTCGCTGATGCGGGTCATACCATCCGATGGAAATTTATCGAGCTTGGCCTTGTCGGTCTTGGACATCAGGCCGTCCTTCGAGGACGTGGCGACACCGATGGACGTGGCGTAATCGCCGGAAAGGCCGTCGAGCTTGGCCTTGTCGGCAGCCGACATAAGGCCCGCCGTCGACTGGGTGGCTGCGGAGTAGGTCGTATCCTGCGTGGTGAACTGCGAGGTCGTACCGTTGCCCTTGGTCACGGTGACCGTGCGGCCGGATGCGGTGACGGACTTCACATAGGTCGTGTTGATGGTCTGACCGGCGGAGTCCTGCGTCGCCTTGGTGGCGTTCGTGGCATTGGTCGCGTTGGTGGCGTTCGTCGCGCTGGTGGCCTTGGCGATCGTATCGGTCGTTCGGACCAGAGCGGTCCACGAGCTCCATGACGAATTCGAATATGACCTCGTCCAGATCTTGTTGCTGTTATCATACAGGATCTGACTGAACACACCCGACGCCGTCTGCATGACGAACATACCGAAATGGTCGACGCCCGACGGCTTATTGGTCACAGAGTTGCCGCCTCCGCCATAATACCATCCGCATTGCCCCACCGTATTGTACGAATTCAGATTTTGATTCGTCAGAGCGTTGGCGGCGGTGATCGGATTCTGGACGCCGAGAGCCGTACGGGCCGTCTCGGCCGACGTGGCTCCGGTGCCTCCCTTGGACAACGGGATTGTAGGAAGTCGGTCGACTGCCAGTGTGCCACTGGCGATGTCGGAAGCGGCGTGACTGTGCTTGGCCGCGGCGAACAGCGCTCTGATCGAGGACCAAAGCACCGTCCTGGTGCCCGCCGAACCAGTCGTGCTATCGATGACAAACACGTCCGAGTCCGACGGTTGCGAAGTGCGGGTGTAGGTATTAAGACGTGCCATACGTCATCTCCTTAGTCGATCTGTTTCCATCCCTGCGGATAGGCATCCGGCGAATAGGCGTTGTTGTTCATCGTGCACTCGTAGCGATGGCCGTTATACGTCACCTTGTCGCCGATGTTGTATGCGTCATGGGCGCCGGTCGGTTGGACGAATGCCGGATACTCGTCATCATCGCCACCGGGTTCTGGGCTTTCGCCGGTGCCATCCAACTTGGTCCAGCCTTGCGGATAGGCGGTCGGCGACCAGACATTATAGTCGATGTTCGACTGATAATAGGCGCCTTCAAAGGACACCTTGTCACCCTTCATGTAGGTGTCCGTAGCACCAAGCGGCTGGCTGAACGGATGGATGCTATGCTCGTCCGGCTCATCGACGCACTTCCATCCCGAGATGTAGGTATCCGGCGGGAAGATCTCCTGGGCGGTGTCGTTCTGAAGGCAACGGTACAGAACGCCCTTATACCGGACAATATCGCCGGTCTTGTATTCGGTACCGACAGTCCACTCCGGAACCAGAGCCGACACGGCCTTCAGATCCTCGACCGGCATGCTGGTCAGCATCGGCTGAATCAGCATCGGCACGGCGGCCATGACGGCCTTCTGGATCTCCTGCTGTTTCACTGCCTGCGCCTCACGCTCGGCATTGGCCTTGAGTTCCTCAGCGGTGAACTTGGTGTAGCGCTGAATATCCTCGTATTCGTCCCAGGCTTCCTTGGCTTCGACGCCTGGAACGTCCACCTTCCACTCGACGTCCTTACCGCCGTTCGGATACTCCTGAAGGGTCTCGTAATGGCCCTGCTCCTCAACGGCTTCGACGGCATCGTGGTGCTGAATGAAGATCTTGTCATCGGAGAGCTTGCCGAGACGATAGTCCACGTCCTCCGGCTGGATCTCGTTGTCGTTTTGGTCCAAAATTCTCATGATGATTCCTTTCTTAGTGAATAACGAACATGTCGTCGATGACGGAGTTGGGGATCGACGTGATGGCCGACGGATCGGTCACGACACTCTCGATGAGCTCGTGCCACTCCTTTTTGTTGGACTCCATGGTGTCGTCGAATTGCGCCTGCCACTGTCTGATGATGGTATCGGCGTCGAAGGTGTTCTCGACCAGTGTCGCCAGAGGACATGCACTCGTACCGATGGCGTTGGTGATGTCGGCGGAGGTGATGTTCGTGGCACCATGAGCGACCTTAACGTACGCCAAGGGATATTCGGAAATATCCGACGTCTTGGTCATAGTCGGACGTTGTGGACTTCCGCTTGGCGTTCCCTTCTTGATGAGAATACTATTGGCCCTGACCGCCAATGAGGTATCGACCCGAAGCACCACGGCATCAATACGGTCCTGAGTGGCCGACGCAGAATCGATCGTCAACGGAAGATCGATGGAATTATAGGTCCATGTATGATTGAACCAGGCTCGACCAGATCCGACAATGACCTGCATGCCGCTTCCCGACTTAACGACCAGATGGTCCTCGAAATTCGGAAGCACGCCATCGTTGATGATGCCATCGAAAATCTGCCCCATCTGAATATTGTTGTACACACGATCATGGTTTGAGGAATTGAAAAATCCTGAGGTAACGGCCATGGCTTACTCCTTTCTGGTTAATCATCTATCTTCACCGAGGAATGCAAGGTGTTGTCGGTGGAATCTCGAATCGGTAATCCGGAGGAATCATCGATCGATGTCAAGGAATCGACGATCGTCTCCAATGTCGGATACTCGCTGTATCCATTGGTATCCCAGTTACGAATATACTCGGTGATCTTGGCCGGATACGCCATGTTATAGGCGTTCTCGAATTGCACAATATCACCGATAGTGTAATCTTCGTTGTAGACCATGCCAGTAGTTGATGATACCTCTGCATCGAAGGTGATACCGGAACCAACCTTTTTGAGTTCCTTCTTTCCTTCCGATTTGAGGGAGTTAAGTACCGTGGAATCCGGAAGCGGTTTTCCCTTATCATCGTTTTGCTGGACCGATAGTCCGCCATAGAACGTTTCGTGATAATCCCATCCGATAGATCCGTCCTCATTTGGAACATAAGCGACCAGACGTTTCGTCGAACCATCATCGTTTCGTGTCTCGGACCCGCCGACGTATGCGGCATTATAGAGTTCGCGATAGTCCATAGTGGTGTCCGACGAAACCAGATTTCCGTAATTCGATGAAAATATCACATATGGATTCTTATCCTGTTCATATGAATGATCAGTTCCGTTTATGATGCGAAACGTCATTTTCGTATCGATCCAACGGTCGGTCGTTGCCAAACTAAGACGGAATCCGTATTTCTTGGAGTCGAGAATCGTCTTGACGGCATCGTATACGGTGTCGCCATCGAATTCGTATCCATCATCGGTCTCCGACGAAGTGTCAGGAAGATCGTTGTTCTTTTCAAAAACGAAGTTGTCGATCTTCCGTCGTGCTTCCGTTGGCTTGATGACATTCTCGTTCAGAATCGTCTGAATCGCGATCTGAATATCGCCTTTGTACGTGACTTTCTTCGGAATGACTCGTCTCAACAGAAGCGACTCCAAGGAACGACCGCTCACGACAAGATGATCTCCATCTTCGAGATTGCTGGTGATCTTCACCTGATCGATCACCATAGTCGATACGGAATCGGGATAGAACAGATAATATCCTTTCGGGAACCGTTGGATATTCTCGATACTCGCCCGAACGTAGAATTCGAAATCGCCATAAGCCGAGAACCGCTCGGTCCAAATAACCGATTCGAACTCATCGACGATGTCGACGACCTTAAACGATTTGTCCAGTATGAAAAATTCCATTCGTTTCGCCATGATCACACTCCGGCGTAAAGAATCTTACTGGATACGGACACCATCATGTTATCGATACCTGATTCGGCCATATAGGTGATGACATTGTTTCCAGGATACAGTGTAATCCAACTCACAGCCCTGTCGATGGCGTTGAGAACGTTGTAATCGATGCCCTCCCTACGGATTCTTGCGTATTTTTCTCCGGGCACGGTCGATATGATGATCTGATCCCCCGACTGGAGATCGGATCCGATGATGCTCTTAACCTTATCGGTGTAGATCAGGATCGACTCGTCCCAATCCTCGTTGTAGAATGAGGGATTAGAAACCGGTCCGGTGAGTTCGACAGTGATGATGACGCCGACCTCGGCTTCACCGTCGTACTGGACGATCTTCGAATGATCGATGCTGATATTGCCGAATTCAAAGGTGTCGCCGGCTATCGGGAACGGGAATTCGAACAGCGACTCCACTGTCGAGAACTGCGTGACGATCTCCGAGACCTCGGAGGCGTCTTCAAACCACGGATCCGCACATCTGATCGTGATTGCCGACGCCTCCTGACTCGTGAATATGGCCACATCGTTGTTCTCGACATGCCCGACGGTCTTCACCCGTCTGGTATCGGTCTCGAAGATGAGCGTCACGGCTCGTTTCTCCGGAAAATATCGGTAGATCCTATGACGCAACTCCTCGATGCTGTGATTGGCATCCCATAGATAGGCAAGCGTGATGGTGATGTCGCGCGATTCCTTTCTTGCTCCATTAAAGACGGAACCATCGGAGGTGACCGATTCGGAATGCCACAGAGTGGCTTTCGTTGGCCCAAGACCATCGATGCCGGAGATCAAATATCCGCTCTCCCGAGGGTCGGCGAGCGAAATGGTCAGACTTTCGTTTCGATCATTGATCACTGTCATGGACCTGAACATTGAGACCACTACTTTCCTATAGGTGACATTTTCAATTCCTGACGAAGGAGTTTGAGTTGGTTCGATGTCTGTCGGTAAATATCGTAACGACTGAGACTGGTCGGCGAATTCAACGTCTGGTTGTATTCGATGTTGACCGACTTCGGACCGCTCGTATCCTTCTCCGCCGTCCGAGAACCACTCTCATTTTGACGGAATCGACGATCGATTTCCCTGAGCTCGGCCTCTGATGGAGCGATGGATCTCGACAACATCGAATCGATCGATCCAGCCTGCTTGCTGATGGCGCTTAGGTCAAGCACCGGGGTGATCGTCGGACTCGCGTCGAACAGATCGTCGATCGATGACGTCGCCAGCATGTCGTTCAACGTGGATATCGCCTTCCGCGCGACCTTCTCGGAAGAATCGCTGACCATGTCCTCTCGATCAGTAATGCCGATCGAGAATCCTTCGGTGAAGAATCGACCGACCTGCATCATGATCTTCGACGGGGAACCGTTATCCAAGGCGCGATCGGCAGCCGTCTTAGCCGAACTGGCCATATTGGCCGCTGCGGTGGCCGCTGATCTCGTGTAATCATTTATGCCGTTGGTGAATCCCTCGACGAGATATCGTCCGGCGTCATAGAATCCGTTATAATAGGCTCTGACGCTGTTAACTGCCTGATTGACGGACGATGAGAACACTCCGGTGAACTGTGATGAATTCGATCGCATACCATTCAGCAGACCATCGGCTAGATGTTGACCGGCCGTGCGGAACTGTGACTGGAACGAATTGATCCTGTCCACCGTGGTCCGAAGTCCGGCCGCCGTCGATGTCGTCGACTCGTTAAGGGCGTTCCCCATACTTCCGGCGAAGGCCAGCACGACACTGATGATTGAATCTAATCCGCCGTTGATGGTCGAGGTGGCGCCGATGATGGCGGTGGACATACTCGACATGTTCTGGCTGACGATGGATCCAACACCGGACAATCCATTGGTAACCGATGCCTTGAATTGTGTGAATCTAGTGGATATGGTCGATCCATTGGTCGACACCACATTACCCAACGTGACCATGGCGGAATTCAGCTGAGTTGCGAACGCCGAAATATCAGCCGGTAATGTGCTGGTAATCGACTGCGTGTTATTCAACGAACTCACGAATGTCGAAATCTGCTTCGATACACCAGACAGGTTCGCCGCCGACAAACTAGTTGCCGCCGTAGCAATGGATCGAACCCCGGAAGCGGCATTTGACATGGATTCCGCGATCCCGGATCCAATACCAGTAAACGCCTTCACGCCATTAGCGAGAGCGGTAAGATTGCCTTGAATTCCTCCAGGAACCTCAACGCCGTTCCATTTCTTGACTTCCCCTGCCAGTTGTCCCAAAGGGCCAATGACTGCATTTATCGACCATCCACCAACGAAGGCCAGCGTGAACGCTTTCACACCATTGGCGAGAGCGGTAAGATTGCCTTGAATGCCGCCAGGAACCTCCACGCCGTTCCACTTCTTAACGGCCCCTGGCAGTTGTCCCAAGGGGCCGATGATGGCATCAATCGACCAGCCGCCGGCGAATGCAAGCGTGAACGCCTTCACGCCGTTCGCAAGAGCGGTGAGATTGCCTTGAATGCCACCGGGAACCTCGACGCCGTCCCACTTCTTAACGGAATCGGCGAGCGTTCCAAGCGGACCGACCACGGCATTGAGCGACCATCCACCAGCAAAGGCCAGTGTGAACGCCTCGACTCCACTGGCCAACGAGCCAAGCTGCGTTGCGATATCGGTCGGGAACGTGATCGTCGACCACTTGGCCACCGCATCAGCGAGGACGTTCATCGGCTGGGCGATGTTGGCAACGGTATCGCTGCCCCATCCAGCCATCGTGAACTTGCCTACGCCATCGGCGATCCTTCCGAGCTGATTGGCCAGATCGTCCGGAACGGCCACGCCTTCCCACTTCTTAATGGAATCAGCGAGCGTTCCGAGCGGAGCGGCCATCTTCTCGATGGCACTGGCACCGAATCCGGAGAAGGTGTTGAGCAGGCCGCCAAGCGCGGTCTCGCCCATCGCGGCGCCCATGGCCGTCAGACCCCTACCGATCTCATCCCAATTGAATTCGGCGAACTTACCGAATGCGGTCGCCAGATCGATCAGGCCTTGCGAAGCGAGTGTAATCGTACCGGCACCCATCAGACCAGCGATTCCGGTCAGGGCACCTGTCGCTCCGGATATGGCGGCAACCTCGCCCATGGCACCGCCCATGGCAACAAGGCCGCGTCCGATCTCGTCCCAGCTATACTGAGAGAACGAATTGAACGCTTGGGCAATCTCGTCAAGACCTTGCACGGTGAGGTTGATCGTGCCGGCTCCGATGATTCCTGACAAACCAGCGATTTTACCCAAAGCGCCGGATATGACGCCAACCTCGCCCATGGCACCACCCATGGCGGTAAGGCCGCGTCCGATCTCGTCCCAGCTATACTGAGAGAACGAATTGAACGCCTTGGCGATATCCCCAAGACCCTGAGCAGTAAGAACTATGGAACCAGATCCGATGATTCCGGACAAACCAGCGAGTTTGCCCAAAGCGCCGGATATGACGCCAACCTCGCCCAAAGCACCACCCATGGCCGCCAGACCACGTCCGATTTCACCCCAGTCGTATTGAGTGAACGATCCGAACGCCGATGCGATGTCGCCGAGACTCTGCGCTGTGATAAGGATCGATCCGCCACCGATGATGCCTGAGAAGCCCGCGAGCTTTCCGAGGGCTCCAGTGACGAGTCCGACCTCGCCCAAAGCACCACCCATGGCCGCCAGACCACGTCCGATTTCACCCCAGTCGTATTGAGTGAATTCACCGAATACTTTGGCGATATCATCAAGGGACTGCACTGTAATGTAAATGGAACCGCTAGCTAGAATTCCAGAGAATCCTGCAATCTTGCCCAAGGCGCCGGTAACGAGCCCGACTTCGCCCAAAGCACCGCCCATGGCAGATAGACCGCGTCCGATTTCGTCCCAGCTATACTGAGAGAACGAATTGAACGCCTTGGCGATATCACCAAGGGATTTGGCCGTAACGACCATGCTGACGGCAGCGGAAATGTTGTGCTTGCCGAATCGGCCGAGCAGACCAGTGACTGTGCCCATCTCCGTCAGGGCGCCGCCCATGGCAGATAGGCCCTTGCCGACCTGATCCCAGCTCATGTTACCGAGCTTCTTGAGCGGATCTGCCACCATTTTGACCGCTTGGGCCATGGCGATAAGCGAGCCTGCCGTCTTGAGATCGACCTTGGCGTAGCTCAGACCCTTGGCGGCAGCGACGAGCTCCGCCATGGCGCCGCCCATGCCGGTGAGGCCCTTGGCGATCTCGTCCCACTTGAGATTACCGATCGTGGACATGGCGTTGGCCAACATGTCCACAGCCTTCGCGAATTCTATGAGGGCCGCACCGGTCTTGATGAGATCGGTGGTCTTAACGCCCTTCACCGTCTTCGTGATCGATTTAAGACTGAGGTTAAGCTCGGTCATCATGCCGCCGATGGCCGAAACGCCGCCAACGACTTCACCACCACTGAGGGCAGCGATCTTCTCCATCGAGTTAACAAGCAGCGCGATGGATCCGGCGATCTCTACAAGAGTAAACGCCTTGACGCTTCCCGTGAATGCGTTCAACGATTCTTGAAGACCGTCTAGGATCTCATCGAATACGCCAGCACCCTTCTTGAGCTTTTCAGCCCCGTTACCGAAGAGGCCTTCAACGGCCTCCTTGATCTTATCGAACGCACCGCCGATCTTCTGTGCAGCGAGGAAGATGCCACCACCGGCGAGGCCGGCGAAAATATCACCACCGGAGATGTTGTCGGTGATCCACGTCAAGACATCACTGATGACGTTCTTGACCCGTTCGAACGCTCCGCCAAGAGTATTACCAATTGTCGAAGCGATCGATCCGATGGTGGATCCAATTGTCGAAGCGATCGATCCGATTGTGGATCCCATCGACGAGATTCTACCGGTGAAGGAACTGAACAGACCAAGAACACTACTGACGGCCGTTTCTACTTTCTTGGCCGCTCCTTCGAATATGCCGAACTGCTTGATCGAATTATCAAGTCCGACAAGCCAATCTCCGAATCCGGCGGCGATATCGAGCAGATTGTTGAGCAAACTGCCCATGCTGTCAGATCCGAATGCCGTGGAGATGGCCTCGCCGACAGCTTTGACGGCCTGCACGCCGATATCAAAGACGGAGAAGACGCCCTCAGCAACTCGGCCGATCTTGTTTAGCGTCGATTCGGAAGGAACGAGGCTTTCCGTAAACGAAGCGAACGCCTTGGTAATATCCATAAGTTGCTGAGACGTTGTCGGAGGAAACACCTTCCGAAATGCATTACCGACGGTCGATAGCACCTTACCGAGGGATTCGAAGACGTTGGACAGGCCTTTGATCAGTTCGGTTCTTCCGCCGAGATCCTTCCATCCCTGAAGAAGGTTGTTTCTCGATTCTGACGATCGATTAACGACATCAGAAATAACATTGGCGACACCAGACCATAGCTCCTTGGCTTCTTCGAAGTCGCCAAATATGATTTCGAAAGTATTGGTCCAACCAGATCCCAATGCTTCTTTTGTCGTATCGATCAACTGAGAGAACGTCTTGACGTCGGTTGCGGCGCCTTCGGCCGTATTGGCCAACTGGACGATCTGCTTGGCCTGTTCCTCGGTATAGCCCTGAGAAACAAGATCGGCTTCGGTATACGCTCCGGAAAGTTGCTTCAACGTCTCCGTAAGGACATCGGTAGTGAGCCATCCGCCCTCGGTCAGCGATTCTCGGAACGATCCGTACTTCTGGATCATACCGTCGACGTTGGTGCCAAAATTCTCGGCAGTGCGCTTCAGGGCATTCTGGAAGACCTCGCCGCCCATACCGGCGTTGACCACCGAGTTCCAGTCCATAAGCTGGACCTTTCCGGCGGCGATTGCCTGGGACAGCTGATACATGGCCTGAGAGGCCTGAGCGGAACTCGAACCGGAAACAGCCGCAAGGTTGGCGATACCCTTGATCGAATCCACCGATGTCTGAAGATCAACACCGGCAGCCGTAAAGGTGCCGATGTTCCTCGTCATCTCCGTGAAGTTATAGATGGTCTTGTCGGCGTAGGTGTTCAGCGTGTCGAGTGCCGAATTGACGTCGTCGATCGTCGATCCTTTTGACTGGGTATTCGCCAGAATCGTCTGCACGGCGTTCATCTGGGTCTCGTATTCGGCGAAACCGTCACGGACCGAAGCGGTCAATGCATTGGTGATACTCTTCCCGGCATCAATGGCCGCATTGGTCATGCGGTTGAGCACGGAGAATGCCACGGCACCCATGGCGTTGAAGCCGGACTGGACTCCTTGAAGACCGGAGGTCAGTGGATTGAAGCTGACGCCGCTTACGGCCTTATCGACGTTGTTGATCGATTCGACCGACTTGTCGAGGTTTAATGCCTGCTTAAGTTTGCTGAGAAGACCGGAGGTCTTGTTGATACCCTGCTCGAACTGGCTGTTATCAAGACGCATCTTTACGACGCGTTCGTCGATGCTGCTCATGCAGAAGTCACCACCTTCCAAGCCTTCTCGGCTATCTTATCGAATACGGGTCGGATCGCCGGATTAATATAATCACGACCCTGAACATAGCCTCCGGTACCGGTGCCGTGACCGTACTGGAGGATGACGGCAATCGGTACGCCGTCGTTGATATTGGAATTGGTCCAGACGATCTCGGTGTAATTACGGGTGCGTTTGATCTCGTAATCCCACGCCTCGGCCGTGGCACCGGAATCGACCGGGGTGGCGTTTCGAAGTGCCTGAACGCCGTCACGGCCGAACTCATCGAGCACGTTCAGGTATTCACGACGCTTCATGCGGTTGAGAAACCGCTCGGTCTTCGTGAAACCGCCAGACACTTCGAAATTCACCCTCATTTTGACCTACTTGACTCGAATGGTTTGACCGGCGTAGATGAGATCGGGATTGGCGATGTTGTTCCACGCCTGGAGCTGAGCCACCGTTGTGCCGAACTGAATGGCGATCTTACCCAGGTAGTCGCTGGACTGTACCGTGTAATACTGCGCGGAGTTGGCGTTGATCGTACCCTGGACCTCGTCATAGCGGGAGCCAAGCACGGTCTGACGAGTCAAGCCGTCGCCATACATACCGGCATAGACCTCATTGACGAGCGTGGTGACATCGGCAGAGGCGATGTGGTTGATGAACGCCTGGACTTCGTCGTAGCGGGAGCCGAGATTCTTCTTACGATCCGCACCATTACCATACTCGCCTTCCATCGTCCACGTCGCCAGCTGAAGCGTGGTGCCGGACGGACCCGAAGTCGACGGCTTGGACGGAGCGCTCGACGAACTGCCGTAATACTTCCGGAAGTCGTCCAACGAGCCGTAGAACTTATCAAGATCAAGATCGCCATTCCAACCGTTCAATCGACCAGAGCCCGAATACTGACGGATGGCGCAGGTATAAGCGCCTTCGTTCCACGGTGTATTCTGATACCCGGTCGGATTCATATCGGCGTACTGGGCGATCCACAGTCCGCAGTTGTTACGATTGGCCACGGGAGCAACTTCGTTATACCGCGAGGCCGGCGCATAGATCATCGGAGGAACGCCGGTTCGTGCGATAACCTGATTGATTACCTGCTCGAGATAGGACTCATCGCCCCATGCCGAATTCTGGTCGAGTTCCCAGTCAAGACAGATCATCACCTTGCCGATCCAGTTAAGGATCGAATTAATGAAGAAATCTGCTTCGGCGACCGCATTGCCGCCGGAAATATAATGATAGACGCCAACTCCCTTACCGAGAGACATGGCTTGTTCGACCGCTCGGACACAATCCGGGTTGGTGTAACCGGTACCCTGTGTCGCCTTGATGATAGCGAAATCACAAGGAACCTTAGAAAAATCAAGACCAGCCTGATAGCTGGCAATATCAATACCATTCAATGCCATGAGTACTCCTTTCATCCTTTGCTCCCAGTCTCTACTCGACGTCGGGCATTCATCTCCCTGTACATTTTCGAAATATCAGACTTTGCCATCTTCTTTTTCGGCGAGTTCTTGACTCCAAATATCTCGATCAGAGCGATAAGACGGCTGAGATGCCACGTCTCGCATGGTTGCGCGGGTATTCCAGCGGAAAACATCCAATAATAGATAAGTTCGGACGTCACCTTGGATGATGAACGACGTCCTTTGGACATGCGATTGATCGTGGTCGCCGTTTGCGACGATTCGATGTAATGATTAAGTTCGGAAAAATGATCGAGCATGATCAGATCGAGTTCGGTGTCCGAAATATCATCGATCGCCATACAACGAAAATATGACCGCGTTTCCTTGATGCTTTTGGATTCGTCGTCAAGGAACGGTTTTCTCCAGATCGACTCCCATTTTGACACGGAAAGGAGCGAATGCTCGAATCGAACGGTTCGCGGTCCTACAGTGATGAATTCATTCTCTGACTCGTCGTAGAGTTCACCTTCAACCGTCAATTCGAGCATTCGCACATCTCACTTCCGTTACGCCGCTGCCTGCATCATGGTATAGACCTCGCCAGGAAGGGGCAGGGTCGGCTCGCCGGTAGTGTCGCCATACAGCTTCTTCTCAAGCGCGGTGAGCTTTTCCTTATCGACCTTGGTCGAATCAATGGTGATCGACGCCACCGGCTTGAGTTCCGGATGGCCTTCCACGGAGACCGGATCGGTATCGATCTCCCAGCTGAAGGTCATACCCTCGGGGGAGTCGTTGATGGTCTCATACGACTTCTCCGACGGGGAGGCGGTGGCACCGTATACCAGATGCAGCTTGTAGCCGGCATCCTGCTTGACGTCGTTGCCGATCTGGGTGCGGTACGAGAAACCGAACTTGGATCGCGACTGCTGACCGAAGACCACGCCATCGGTGACTTCGGCGCCACCATCACACGGAATGAACTCGTCCGGGAAGGTATAGGCCTCGATCGTCGCGCCGAACGTCTCGGCGGAACGCAGCGAGGCGTATTTGATGTTATCGGCGTACATGTCATTCGCCTCGGCGCCATCAGGGGACTCGGTGACGGCGGTCAGGCCGTTCCAAGCCACACCGGTGCCATAGGTGCCGGTGGTCGTCATTGGGTACAGCACGCCATGGTCCGTACCCATCTCATACTGGCGCTTGCCGGTATCATCCCAAGTAAGTGCTGTCATTCTAGCTCCTTAAAAATAGCAATTGAACACGTCGTGATGAAGGTTGTCGCTGACGAAATGCCGATCCATCGTGCACATCGGGAGTTCGGCAACCTTCGCCGGTATCGGACTGTCCGGATTTCTATCGATCACGGTGATCTGATACCGGAGTTTGAAAATATACGGATTGTTATCCGCGAATTGCGTATCGCCGGTGTCCCGTTCATACACAATACACGGATACTTCATCTGGATATTCGACGGGGGCTGAAAATATACATGACCGGTCGCATAGGATGGATCGGTATCGGTCATGATCCCCACCAGAATATCATGGAGTTGCAGCCTCGTTCCCATCGTTGTATACGCCTCCAAGGGTAAGGATGAGACGGGGCCGCTGGACCTCGACATTAGTGATGATCCAGCGGGTCCCCATCCACCATACGTACTTCATATCGAAGAAATGGTCATAGGCATATGCGTCGGCGAGGATCGAGATCGTATTGTTTGCGAGAATATCCATGTTGACGGAGTCGGAACCCTCAAGACGACGGGTGTTCCTTGTCACATCACCATAATACGTCCGCTCATTGATCCGATCCTCGTAGACGCCGGGCGAGGTCTCCACCTGTTGACGGGAATATCCTATCTTTCCGCAGAACCTCGCCATGGCCGTGTCACTCCTTTGGCTCCAAGGTAAGACCCTTCAGAGAATACTTGACCGTGGTCGTTCCGGTGGAATCGGTGGATACCACCTCGATGCTCTGAGTGTTAGGATTGGTCACGCGGAAGACGCAGAAGGCATCACCATCCGTCAACGTCACCGGTCCCTTCTTTCCGCCCTTGAGCTCGACCGTGAACGTCGTCGGATCGGTATCGCCGAGCCAATTGTCCGAGAAATCAAGTGCAAGGTAATTACCTTCCTGCTCGGTTGGCTCGGAGCTATTGAATTCGGTATATCTGGTCACGTAATGGAGCGTGCCATCGATCTTCCGATTGGTGTTGATGACAACATCATCCTGAAGATCGGAGACCTTCTTACCATACTTGGTCTCGGTGCCCGCTACAGGCTCGACCAGAACGGTCGGACCCGACGGGCTCACGCTTTTGGGTGGGTCAGCACAACGGCGGACTTCGGCATGGTCAGCGCACCGGAGAGACGAGCCTCGATGAGGTACTTATGCTGGTTGTAGTCGATGTCGAAGTCGGAGAACTGGGTCAGCTCGCCGCCACGATCGGTACCGATGGTGTAGTCGCGCAGATTCACCATGACACCATCAACAACCTTGCTCTCCTCGGTCATCTCGAAGCCTTCAAGCACGGGGACCTCGACGATGGCGGAAACACCCATGGCGGCCGCCAGCGAGGCGTCGGTGTCGTACAGACGACGGCCGACCTTATCACGCTGCACCATGAGCTCGCCGTGCAGACTCGGGGACAGGAACAGGGTCGGCATACCGGAGCCCATGTAGCCTACCTTCGCCTTACGGGCGCGATCGACGAACGCGGTCGGATCAGTGGCCGGATTGGCACCATCGTTGTAGATAACGTACAGATCATCATCACCGACAATCGGACGGACGTTCTCGGTGTTGACATGATCCTCGGCGGAGGCGGCGCGGCCGTCACCGATGAGAATATCACGGGCCATCTCCTCGCGGATCATGACCTTCATCTCGTTCCACAGGAAGTTGACCACGTTGAAATCAGTGATGTCGATCTCGTCATCACGGTCCAGACGCTGCTTCTTGTAGATCGTCTGCGGGGTGGTCACGCGCTTGTAGACCTTGAACACCTCGTCCATCTTACGCTTGTTGTTCTCGCGGTCAAGCGTAAAGCCCTTCGCACGAGCCTCATCCTCGGTCAGATCCGCGTACGAGGTCTTGATACGGGTGAACGGGGTGTGACGGGTGCCGTTGAGCACGACGTCGACCCAGTCGGTGTCGCGCTTGTACAGGTACGGCTCGTCGCCGACCTGACGTGCATCCGGGAAGAGCACTTCGATGTTCTCGATGCCATAGTTCTGGGCAGCGTGCTGCATCCACTTCTCGGAATAATCACGGAACGAGCCGTAGTCCTTGGCCTCGGTAAGGAATTCCTTCATGTCGTCGTGGGACAGGACCGGAGCTTCATCCTCGGCACCGGCCTGTTCGAAGGCGTTCATATGCATAATATCTCCTTCTTCCTCCGAATGGGAGGCGCTATTGTTGTTCTCTCCGTCACTGTCCTCAGTGTCGGAATCACCCTGCTCCACGGCGAGGCCGATCAGAGCATAGGCGACATTCTTCTGTTCCTCGTTCAGCGTGTCGAAGACATCCTGAACGGTCTCGCCGGAAGACGAATCGTCAGACTCGTCATCGGCATGCGAAATATCGGACTGTGCAACGCTCTCCTCGGCACCACCAATGGCCGCGCCGATAAGAGCATATACAGCGTCCTTCTGCTTGTCGGTAAAAGTGTCCCAGACCTGCTGGACCGTTTTGTCCGACGCTTTCTCGGACGAATCGTCCTCAGTCTTGGCGGTCGACGTTTTGGAATCGTCGGCATGCTGCATGTCATCCTCGCTTTCCTCATCGCCATGCTCAAGCACGATCTCCTCGCCGGAGTAGATCACGGCCTCGTCATCCAGAAGATCCTGCGTGCCATCCGAATGCTGAAGTGTGACATTGTCGATGTAGGCGCCGGGATTGGCGCCGGCAAGGACTAGACTCACCTCGCGGATGTTACCGTGCATGACGTTCTTGTTGCGTTCGGTCAGATGGTTCGCGTAGATCGACAGTGCGGTGATGTCACCGTGCTTGACGAGTTCTTTGGCGTCGCGACCCATCGGTGTGCTGTTAAACGTACCATAGCAGTAGACGCCATCCTCACGGTTCTCCAGTACGGCATGGCCGAGCACGTTATCGATGTCGCTATGGTTGTGCTGGTAGACCAGCGGCACCTTCTGACCGTCCTGATCAGCGAAGGCGTCCTTCAGGATGGTTCGCCCGTCGGAGCAACGGATGTTGTTCCGCGTGGCGTAACCACTGAAATCATACCCCATTTTGACTGTCTCCTTCCATTGTAGTGTTCAACACATCCTGAATGGAAGGCTGTGCTGAATCTTGGGTTGGTTCTTCTGTGGATTCCGGCTGCTGCGCGGTCACGTCGGTGCCGAGCGGGTTGATGTTGGCGTTGCGCAACTGATTGGCCTGCGGCTCCTCGGACCGGGCGTAACCAAGGACCGAACGGAACTCGTTCGACGACATGATCTCGTTGGACGTGAATGCCGCGGCGATGTTCGCCAGATCGGTGACCGGAACCAACCTGAACGGATCGCGGAAGAACTCGATGCTCTGTCCTTGACTTCGGGCGGTTTTGGTCAGAAAGGTTCGCTTCAGCGCATCACAGATGGCTGAGATCATCGGCTCCAAGGTGCGGTTATGGTAATTGAGCATCTCCTCCTGAGAGGCGGTGCCGTTCACCACGGCCTCGGAAAGGCCGAGCTGACCGTAGAGCTGGGTCGTCAGATTCTGGATCTGCTGAAGCATGTGATTGTCCAGACTCCGATTGAGCTGGGTGATCTTCTCGGAACCGTCGGTGTACGCAACGCCATAGGCGGAATCCTTGAGCTGATCCTCCAGCTGCTGACGGCGGAGTTCGGCCTGTCGCTTCTTCTCCTCCGTGCGGATCTGGTACGGGAACTGGATGATAAGATCGAGTTTGCCGGACGCGGCCTTGTCGTCAATGGTATCGAGCTGATTGAGCTTTCGGATCAGACGCTGCAAGGTAGAGTTCGGCTCGTTCATCACCTGATAGAGCGGGTTCTGGACGATCGCCACCTTGCACTTCGGCATGACAATCTCTTCGCGCTGGCCGGCGTTCGGAGCATCATTATAGACCGAAAGTTTAACGGCCCGAGGATACCATTCAACAACACGACCGACGCGCATGGTCTGAATATCGAACGAATTCGAATTCATCGGATTCACCGTGGTGTCAATCGGCACCATGGCCGCGGCCCCGTCATCACACATGGTCATCACGACGTCCATGATGAAATCACGGCCTGATTGGTCGATATTGGCCTCGATGTTCAGACACTGATTGAGCCCGTCGTCGATCGTCTCCAGATATTGCTGCGTCGTCTTGTCGATACGGCAATGCCGGATCTCGATGGCGCTCACGTCGATGGCGATGCGGTTGTACAGCGAGGATATGATCGATCGATCGACTCCTCGGGTGAAGACCCGCGTATCCGGACGACGCGCTGAGGAATATCCGACGGACAGACGGAAATCAGAAGACGGATTGACGAACGCGTTCCATGCGTGCGCCAATGCATCGGTAACGACATTCATTAGGCATCACCGACCGATCTGCCTGCGAGCGAAGTCGAATGAATATGTCTGTCCGTTCCCACGGGCCCTGTTGGCCGCATAGGCTATTCCGGCTCCGAGGATAATCTTCCCCACATTCATCAACTGCTTCGACACCTCGTTGGCCGCGGTCTGTTTCATCTGGTTGCCAACCTTGTCGACAAACCGATTGCCTTTCTGCTTCTGAGTTGTCGTCAGATTCGAATACTGCTGCTCAAGATTGAGCCGTTCGTTGATCTTGCGGAGCTCGGCATTGGACAGCTTGTTCGGGGACTTCTTGAGAAGGTCTCGACTCTCCGTGTAATCCTTGTTGTCCGATCGGGAACGCTTGGAACTTACCGATCGCTTACGATCCTTGCGGACACCCCACTTCATGCCTTTGACGCCGAAGTGATAGAGCTCATTCATTGAAGCCTCCTTCCCCTTGGATGTTGAGACGCCATTCATACTCCTCGATGTTCTTCCGGATCGATTGTTCAAGGAACGAATTGGTCGGTGGATCGAACTGAAGACGAACCTTTTGCTGAATATACGGTTTCACTCCAGTAAGAAGTTGATCGTCATCAGTGAATTCGCTCCACGTGTCTTCGATTCCAGTGATCGAATATCCCTCTGAGGGACCAACTCCCAATTGTCTGAGATTGAAGAACGCAGAATTGATGAATACGACAAGATCGTCATCGAAATCGGATGAATCAGGATCCAGCCCAATCGCCTTCTTAATCGACTTAAGAATACTTTCATTCATCACGGTCCTCCAATCCGATAAAAATCTACCATTTTGAAGTTACCTCCATGGACATGTGTCGTTGGGTTTCCGTTCGACCAATGGACGAGCCCGTTCGTCGGTTCCGAAGTGCAGATCGTTGTGCGTCGCCAACGAACAACTAATAAGATTGTCCAGATCGAGCAGTAGATTGTCGCCGTGCTCTATGGAATCAGGAGTCAACGGCTCGATGTGATGTATCATGATCTTCCCGGCGATGGGATGATCGGGGCACCCGAGATCGAAACCGTTGTCCCGAGTGATCACCAAATCACGAACGTGTTTCCATTCGGGCGATCGATAGAACCGCTGGTTCATCCAACGTTCGGAACCGAATGTCGGTCCCCCGACGGATCCATGACATTGCAGGTAATGGAACCGGTCGAGAAAATCCGAACGCCGGATGAGCTCGTGATAGGATCGCATCACAGACCCATCTTTCGAAGGAACTGGGCGCCACGGGCTACGTTACGGGCCCTGTTGATTGCGTTCGAGGCTTTTTGGGCAATGTTGTTAACCATTAGCTTGGCTTCATCCGGATGGGAAATATAATACGAAGTCGCCACACCTGCTGCGGTCGTCGCGGCGAACGTTACAGCCTTGGTCCCCGCACGAACCGCCTTCTTCACGCCACGGCCGATTCCGGTCTTAACCGGTTCGACACGATCAGTGGTCTTGCGTTGCCGTTCGGCATCACGACGAGCCTTGCCCATATCCTGTTTTGAGTACTCTTCGTCAAAGGCCTTCTTGTAGGTTGGATCTTTTGAACGCTGCTTGACCACGGAATTAATGTTGCGTCGGCGAACTCCGGCGCCTTCGCCATAATACATCTTGGATCGAGCGGTCTCCTGAGCGTCCTTCCTCGCCTGTTTACGTGTATTACGCTCGGCTCGTCGAACACCCCACTTCATGCCTTTTACGCCGAAATGATAAAGTTCATCGGTCATGATTATTCCTACCTTGATGTCACAGTATTGACAATGATCTTATTACCAATCGCCTTCAAAGCTTCGTTCGCCGGAGAAGCCCAGGAATATCCAGCCCCATACCGAGCCCTCAGATAATTCATATACGGAGCACTATGCCCGATGGCGCTCTTCAGCGTCCCGACACTGGCTTTCATGATGGCTCGACCCTCCGGAGTCGAAGCCACAGTCAGACCTCCAGCCGCAAGCGAAGCCACAGACGTCTTCGCGGCTAGACTGATCATCTCGGTAGTCGCTGCGCGAAAATGCGACTGCCCTTTGTTCATACGGCGATTGATGCGCTTGACACCCTTCTTGCCATAACTTGCCCGATCCGTTATACGCTGTCTGGAAGTGTAATCAGCATTCGGCTTGTTAAGCTGCGCCTTACTGGGATTGTCACGTTTCTTGCGGACGCCCCACTTCATGCCTTTGACGCCGAAGTGATAGAGTTCATCGTTATGTTCCATTGAAGTTCTCCAATTCTCCGGAAGCATGTCCTCGGCTTCAAGTTGCTTATCGGAAAAATCCACCATTTTGAATCTCCAATCAGTCGAAGAGATCGCGATTGTTCTTGTATGCGACGAACGCGTCCATCATGGCCGCAACGGCGTCGATCTTATCCTCGCGCTTAGCCTTGTACAGCTTCTTGTTGTTGTTCGTGTCCTGAAGGACGATGCAGTTGCCCATTGTGAACGACATGAGTTCCTCGTCGAAGAGCAGACGACGATCCTCGGCCAGCTTCTTCAATTCGCCCAATGGAACGGATTCGGTCTTGGCACCTTGAATCACTTTCTCGATGCCGAACTCGCTGTAATCCATGGTATACCGCGCGACGAAGTCCTTGGCGTTGTACGGATCGTAACCGAGGCATCGCACATCATACTCCGACTCGGTGATGTACTTGTCGAGATCCTCATACACCTGCACCATATCGAGCACCGTACCATCCATGACGAACAACGATCCCTCGTTCAGGAAATTCTCGTACTTCTGACGAGCCGCCGAAGGAAGATGCTGCATGGTATAGGCTGAAATATAGTTCCTCGTCTTGACGCCGAATGTCTCGTCGGACAGGGGAAACAGGAACGTGAACGAGCAGAAGTCGTCGCCTTGGGACAGATCGGCACCGAGCGCACACGGCATGCCCCAGAAGTCCTTCTTCCGATGGGGAAGCGTCTCCTCGAAGGTGAAGAAGTAGGTGTAGCCCTCCATCGGGATGCCGAATCGCTTCGCCAGAATGTCATTGCGGGTGGCGGGAGCCTTCTCGGCGCGTTCGACGTCGAGCTGATAGGTTTCATAGGTAACCGTTTGCCCAAGATTGGGATTTGCCTTGATCCACATGTCCGGATTGGAGACTTCCTTGACATCGTCAAGCCGATAATAGAATATGGAGACATGAGGATTGACGTATTCTCCTTTGAGAATGTCCATCAGCTCCATTTTGATGGTATCGCCGACCGAGTTTCGGACGGTGCCCTCGGAAGAGGTGGCCACGATGAGATAGTCGTCCAGCTTTGACGCGCCCTGTTCGATGGCGCCGATCACATCCTCGCGAATATCACCGGACAACCATTCGTCAACTGTCGATACCTTGGGACGAAGGCCCTGGAGCTTGTCAATTGACATCGGACGAACCTTAAGAAGCGAACCTGTGAGGAAATTCTCCACACCCTTCTTGGTCGAGGCGAGCTTGGCCTGAGTAGATTTCGGTCCGTTACCGGGAAGCGAGCCTTCGGAAAGGAACTTGATGAGTGGACCGGGAGATCGAATGATTGCAGTACGGAATGGTATCATGGTTTCCTCGGCCTGCTTCATGGTTGGGGCCACAACGATCTGCGAAGTCGTCGATGTATCCATGATAAGGAAATATGCCTGGATGAATTCGGCGAACATGGTCTTGGCGGCGCCACGTGCGACGATCAAATATAGTTTATTGATCAGACGTTTGCAGATCCGACGATTCTCGTATCGACCAGGACCTCCATGTGGATTCGGAATATAGACCGATCGTTCGACGAAGTAGTACCAACCAAATATCTGCTCGCCCCAGAGTTTGAAACTATCGAGAAGATGAACCGGAGATCCGTCGGTCAGGGTGAGTTCCTTCTCGCAGAACTTAACCCATCCCTCAACCTTGTCGGCGTCATAGTAGATCCCTGGATTACGAACGAGATCGTCGATACGATTCATCTCCATCTCGATCTCATGGCATACCGGGATCTCTCCGGCCATGACCCTATCACGAAATTGACCGTAGTACTTAGGAACGGCTGTGTTCGATAAGGTCATGATTCGCCTCCTTTATTCATTACAAGTTCTTTTTCATTGATGTCAATCCGCCCCAAACATCGTCTTCGTCAGAAATTTGGCCAACGACTTCGAATCCTTGCTTTTCATAAATATGTCTAGCATCTGGAGAAATTCCAGGAACTTCAAGAGTTAGCTGTTTCATTCCGGACCTTCTAGCATAATCTTCGGCCATTCTCATTGCGGCTTGCGCGTAACCCTTTCCTCGATCATGCTTTTTAATTCCAAGCCATGTAATATTTAATGAAGTCGGAGATTCGTGGAATAGTTGAAGGTCTCCGATCTTGTTAGAATTCGCATCATATAGTTCCAAATTCTTAGTTGAGTCGATTTGTTTTTGCAAATTAATATTGTGTTTTGCAAGAAACTTTGAGATCGGATTAGCTGTTCTTACGAATGCCCCATTTCATGCCTTTGATGCCATAGTGGTAAAGTTCATCAGCCATTGAAATATCCTTTCGCCAGCTACGGAGCAACCCAAATATCACCGACTTGTCGTCGGTCCTGATTGATACTGATAATGAGATCCGAGCCCGTTGGATCCGTAGGCGCGATTAACATCATTATGAAGATCGAAGAAACACAGTTGACCGATCCTCATTCCTGGAACTATGCGGATCGGATGATTGTTGAGGTTTTTAATCTCAAGCGTGATGTCACCGGCAAACCCCGGATCGATGAATCCGGCGGTGACATGGGTCGCAAGACCGAGACGGCCAAGCGACGACTTGCCTTCGAAGCGCGCGGCGATGTTCTTCGGGATCGTCACTCCCTCGTTTGTCGAACCAAGAATGAATTCATTTGGATCGAGAACGAAACCGTCATCGTTCATGGCGAAACGAATGTACTCCAGATTATGAAGGGTGTAATCCATGGCATTGATCTCACCACGACCGAAATATCGTACGATGCTCTTAGAGAGCGTGACGTCGTAACTGCATGGCTGAAGCTGGGACTCATCGAATGGCGTAATCATATGCCGGGTAATACAAAGATCTTTAATTTCGGTATCGTTAAGCATAGACCGTCCGATCTCTCATCTTCAGAATTTCATTATTGGACAATGTGCTCTCAGGATGTCGCTTGCGATAGTTTTCAACGAACTTTGTCTCATTGGATCGCTTAACAAGTTTCATCGCTCCTATGGAAGTCGCAAATGCGGCTCCAATAGGACCGTACTGGTTTGCCAATGTGTGAGCAGCGATCTTTCCCTGCTCTTTAGCGAACATGGAATCGATATGATCGTTCCCGAGCTTCGTGAATCCCTCGACATTGATCTTGTCGGTATCGAATACGATTAATGGATTCTTTGCAAAGTATCCGGAATTCTCTTTATCGTTCACATCGCGGATCGCACCATATCCGGCCTTCTTCATAGCTGAGTAGAATTTATCATTGAGCGGCTGTTGCTCCTTGGTATGAAGAACAAGCGTGGTGTTAAATGCCTTATAGGTATTATCGCCGATCTTTCCGGAATCAAGTTCCTGTTTAGCCTTACGCCAAAGTTTTCCTTGCTTCGTTGTAGGAGGAACCGCGGATGCCATCGCGTCTATGTTCTTCTTAAAAGCATTGAAAGATTGCTTATCAGTGTCGAACATATTCTTAAGAACCTTTCGAGCGGATTCAGGGGAGGCAACATTAATATCTCCTGCGGCTCGCATGGCCTTACGATACACGGGTCCATTCGCACCAAGTGTCTTGCCATAAAGACCTTCATACCGATCTTTGTCGTGCTTGTTGACGAAGCCATAAAACGCCCTATTGGTCGGTTCCGATCCGTTGTTCGTCAAACGACCGATCTCACTTCCCTTTTCGAATACCCGATCGGTGACTTTATCGTAATGCTTGTACGCAACATAGGCCGCTGCGGATGTTAAAGCAATGCCTCCGGCAACCTCAAGGATTGTTTCTGTCTTAGCTCGATTATAAGCTTTGATCTCGGCCTCGTCCTTGGAGAATCCTTGATCGATGTATTTCTTTTCGAGATCCTGCTGACGCTTTGACTTTTTCTTCTGGTTCTCAAGTTTCAGTCGAGTCTTTGCATCGTTGAACTCTCGGCGAGAGTATTCGGCTTTAACCATGTTCGATGTCGTGGAATGCTTTTTGGCGACTTTTCGATCAGACAGCATCTTATCGCGCTTCTTACCGAGCGAGGTAAGTGATCCATCTTCGTTCTGATACCTTCGAACACCCCACTTCATGCCTTTGACGCCGAAGTGATAAAGTTCATCGTCCATCAGATACCTCACCTTCTCCTGTGTTTCCGGAATACGAACGGAATGCCTCTAAAGCATTGTCCATGAGCTCCTGGAGCTGACCAGATTTGTTCAGCGCATCCTTCTTGGCCTGAAGCATAGCCGTCTCATACCTGATCTTCTCCTCTTCAAGCTTGTTTCGAGTCGAAGCGAGCTTGAGATAATGCACGATGACCTGAGATGAAGCCGTCCCCTCGCGAAGTTGCTGCTCGGCAAGGTTGACGGCGAGCGAAATCATCTGATTCTCGCGTTCCTCCGGATTGGAAGCGGGCGAGAACTGAGGGGAAGACGATCCATCGAGCTTCTTACGTCGCCCCATGAAAAATCGCCTCCAGTTCTGTAATGGTTTCAAAGAGTTCTGATGGGTTTGGTTCTCCAAAAGAGAGCACCGAATGGTTGTCCCTAATATCGAAAGGAGTTTCCTCCGGTTTTAACAACCGCCATGAGCGAGGAATTTTGCTTCGGACCCAAGCGGCGCTCCCATTTGAAGCCCCAAAACACGTGGTCTGGGTAATCGACTTCTCGAAAAATATCCCGTCGGGGAAAAATCGAGGGAAGAGCAG